TAGCGAAATCATCCTCCGGCCCTATCAATTCTGCAATCTATCAGAAGTTGTTATCAGGTCGGACGATACACTCGCAAGCCTTAAACGAAAAGTACGCATTGCGGCTATCCTTGGAACTCTACAGGCTACCCTGACTGACTTCCGTTACCTGCGTAACGTATGGAAGACCAACACAGAGGAAGAAGCACTCCTAGGTGTGTCGCTCACGGGTATCATGGACCACCCTGTGCTCTCAGGACGAGAAGACAAGGGTAAACTCAAGAAGTGGCTAACGGAGATGCGTAATGAAGCTATCGTCACTAACGAGCACTGGGCTAAAAAGCTGGGTATTAATCCGTCTGTCGCAATTACTGCTGTTAAGCCTTCAGGTACTGTTAGTCAGTTGGTCGATAGCGCTAGTGGTATCCATCCTCGTTATTCTGCTCAATACATTCGACGTGTACGTGCAGACGCTCGGGATCCGCTTTGTGGGGTCTTAGAGGCCGCTGGTGTGCCTGTGGAGGACGATCTAATGTCCCCTAGTACACGGGTATTCTCCTTTCCTATCGCGTCTCCTGAAGGCGCTGTGACAGCCTCAGAGATGGGTGCTATGGAGCAGCTAGACTTGTGGGAAATATATCAGGACTACTGGTGTGAGCACAAGCCGTCTATGACCTGCTACTACCGTGATGAGGAGTTTCTAGAGGTGGGACAGTGGCTGTACAACAAGTTTGACAAGGTGTCAGGGATTAGCTTCCTGCCCTACTCAGACCACACGTACCAGCAGGCACCGTATGAACCTGTGGACAAAAAGACGTACAACCAGTTAGTTAAGGACTTTCCAAAGGAAATATCGTGGGATATAGAAGAGGCCAGCGATATGACTGAGGGGTCACAACAACTGGCCTGCACAGGGAACAACTGTGAATTGTAGGCTTACTGCGTACGTTGTAGCTGGGTTGCTCTTAGTAGCGCCCAGCGTTTTTACTCGTGAGTTGAATCTGTCAATGGAAAAGGAAACCGGAGACAGGTTCGATCCTGCAATTGTGGACGTAGACTACAAAAACAACCAAGGTCTGCCAGAGCCTTGGGGTATGGTACATCACTCAACCACTATGGGTACAGCAGTAAGAGTCGGTAGGGACACGGTGCATATCTTTGGCGACGGGAGGCTGGGCACAGGTATTTTTAGGCTGGGCTGGAAAGAGCTAGAGTTTACAATAGAAGAGGAACCACGGTGCGCCAGAGAGTTTAACGCTGACTGTATGGGTTACGAGTTCCGGGGTCCGTCCAAGGGCTTTATTTACTACGGGGAGGACGATGACACTGTAGTCACTTGGGAGCTAGGAGTGCTGGTGTACGCCTCGCACAGAAAGTACGGCATAGACACGCCAATAGAAATCATGCGTGAGTACCCAGAGGAATGGGACAAGTGGCAGAAGAGGGTAGATGAATACAACAGTATCTACGAAAGGTCTGGTGTACACATCAGGTACGAGCTAAAGGAGCTTTGGCTGGCTCATTATCATAGCTTACGTGATGTAGAGCGTCAGGCTAATCAGTTACCTGTGGATGTTGTGTTAGCCTACGGTACGTCTTACCCTGATACCTGTGGGGTTGCTTATGTAAATACGTGGTTTAGAGAAGGCCAACCACCGTCGTCCATGTCTCGTTGCTCTGTGTTTACAGACTTACACGAGATAGGGCACTCAGTAGGCCTAGCGCACGGACCAGAGAATCAAGCGTATCCAAATAAAGGCTACATATGGCCTGAGTTTGGTCACGGGTGGAACGACATATGTGGGTCTTACGGCGACCTCATGTCTTATAGTTTTCTAGGGTACTACCACACTAACTCTAATCTGTTCTGTAGTGAAGTCTTTTCTTACACTGGCCTAACACCAGCAGGCTACAGAGACGTAACAGATACTGCTTACGCTCTCAACAGACTTAGGTACGATGTGTCCCTGATAAACAACGAGGACTACGAGGAAGAGGAAGCAGCCTTAAGGCCCGTAAGACTACAGGCCCGTAGACTGCGGGAGGAGATAGTAGATTAACCAAAGAATAGGACTGAGTATCCCTCACGCTTACCTGCGTCCTCTGGCTTGTCTTTCGGGTCATGGGGCGTAGGTATTCCCTCGGCCTGCATTTTCTTTACACGCTCCTTTGACTTTTCACACATACTGTGGTAGTCAATGGATGTGTAGCTTACTGTGTGCTTATCGTCGCTCATTAATTTATCCCCGCTTTCTTAAGTTCTTCACTGCGTTCCTTGGCTTTCTGTTTTGCCTCGTACTCTAGCTTACGTTCAGCGCCGCCAAATAACCAGTAGTACATTACTTGACCACCGGTAGGCAAAGCCTTAACAGCTTTAGCTACATCTTTGTCGTCTTTTGTGTCCTCAGTAATCATAGCTTTTATACCTTTAGACACACCATCTATCAGTTCAACAGCAGGTACAGAGACAACCTGTGATCCTATGAAAGAACCAATTTGACCACGCTTCAAGTATCTTTCTGTTGAGTACTTACTAAAGAATAATAAACTAGAGAGTGTCCAAAAAATATCATCATCAAAACTCTCAGGATCTAGTTCACCTGTTGTAATATAATCTTTTGCTTGCTGTACTGTAGCACCTGATAAACCCATAGCAGCAGCGTATCGCAACATATTACCAGCGCCCTCTGCTTTTTCCTTAGCACTCCCGTGTCTCATCTTCTCTACCATGTCTCTACGGACCAAATCAAGTTGCTTAAGTGCAAATGTCTTAAGCGCATAAAAGATTCTACCGTTAGGCATATCAAGATATAACTGAGGCATCTCTGACAGAGAGATGGGTTGCACATCAGACAACTCATTCCACAACATTAGCTTTACGTTGTCCGTCATTCTGTCGTTAGCCAAGTCATCAATTAATGCAGATACATCATCGCCGTGCGTGTCTCTAAATCTCTTGGCAGCAGCCTCTGGATTTTTCTTGGCAATCTTAGACCACTTCTGCAAAGCAGCGTTCATTAAAGTTTCTTTACCCAGCTTATCAATTTTATTGAATCCTACAGAACTCAGAATAAAATCAAGACTTTTTCCTGTTCCGTTAATGCTAGACATTTCAGCGGCTATTTGGTTTATTAAACCCATATCTTCAACAGTAACTGTCTTCTTTCCTGCTAAACTCTTAATAGTGTTAACTAAGCCGTTAAGATAAATAGAAGAACCTAAGTCTCCTAGCTGTGTTAGCGCAGAAGAAAACTGACCTAGCAAAGACGCGTATTGTAGATTTTTTGTACCTAGTATAAACTTACTGGACGCCTGTTCCCCTAGTTCAAAGCGAGCCTTGAGCATCGCGTTAAGCGTATCAAGCTGATCTGTATCCATACCACGCTTGGCTGCATCAGCAATGTAGTTAGCGATACTTGCCTCTGTATCTACAATAGTTGTGCCTTCTTTAATTACTGTGTGGTTGCCAAAAAACTTACGCTTTTCAGCTTCACGGACTGCCCGTGTTACGTACATTTGCAAAGACTCAGGTGCGCTATAATAGTACTGGTCAATAACGTCATCCAGTTCTTCTATCTTTCTTTCTTTAGTAATAGAAGGCTTCCCACCAGTGCCACGACGCCTTTGTAAGTACTGTCCAATGACTTGACTAACCTCAGAATCATCTAGCTCTTTCCAGTTTTCTACCTTTTTTGTTTTAGCGTAGTTGCTTAAGACTTGTTCTACTTCGGCTTTTCGTGTAGACCCTAGCGCCCTAAGCAGTCCGTCTAAATCTTTTACCATCCGTGGGAAGTAGTTTTCTCTGTACTCAATTTTAACACCCGCGTTTTTAAGATTACCGTACAAAACGTTCAGAGAATCACGAACATTTTCTATTTCAGGCAGTAAGTCGCGCATCTCTTTGGCCGTGCTTTCGGCAGCAATAGTCTTAGCCTCTTCTATTTTGCCGTTAAACAAAGCTCTTTGAAAACTTTTAAACTCTAGTGGATTGCTTTTGTTTGCTCTAGCAGCACCAGTAATAAAGTTTCCTAACTTGTTCATTGTTTCTGCGGTGTTTATGTGTAAATCTTTTTCGTACTTACGCAAGCGAGCAAATGTTTGCTTGTCTATATTTTTAATTACAGTACTGATAGGAGCAGCTACAGCGTCGTAAGCCTTACCAACCGTGCTTGTAGACGCTAAAGTATTTTCTCGTGCAGCTACAATCTTAACAGCGGCTTCAGCATTAGGAATTACAGGCTGTCTGCTGGCGTGTACCAGAACATTATCAAGATCATCTGTGGTTACGCCAAGAGTTTCATTGGCTTTGGCTACAATAGCTTTTTCATCCAAACCCTCTACCACACCTTTAGCGTATTCTTGCTCCAGCTTGTCAACCATTTTGTCAGCTTTCTTTTGTGACCGTGGCGTAGCTTGTTTTCCCATTAGTCGTGCAGCAGTAACTCTGGTTCTGTTCTCAGCTTCTTTAACAGCTTCGACACCTTTGCGGGTTACCGTAGCAGCGCCCTTTACAACAGCTTCTGTAGCTGCAGGAGCCACAGCACCAACGGCTGTCATTGCGGCAAACTCTACAGGGTCAAACTCGCCTTCAACTATTTGTTTAGCAGCAGCAGTTTCAGCGCCAATAGCAGCACCTGTAGCAGCCTGTGCTACTCTTGTTTTACCAAACGGTACTACAGTAGTTGGTGTAGTCAGCGCCCCCGTAAGTGTGCCTAAAATTTCTGCACTAGCGCTTTTTCCAGCATCTTCTTGGTACAGAATAGTTTCAATGTTGTCTAACTTTCCTAGAAACTCCCTACGATTTGCGAGGTATTCCTTGCGCTGCTCGTAGTCCATGTCTTCAAAATCAGCACCATAGAGTTCTTCGGGAGAACGATACACGGGTAAGCCGTCTTCAAAGTCTATGTTTCCCACAGGCATAGCAGCTTCTAGGGCCAAGCCCCAATCTTGAACATCAGTGTACGTAGTATCGTAAGCTAACTTAAACTCGTCCCACCAGCCTATGTCTTTCTTAGGTTCTTCTGGTGTGGGTTCTTCGTCAAGAAAACGAATAGAAGTACCAACAGTTTTTTCTTCTGTTGTCTGTTCTTCATCTAAGAATCTAATAGCCATTATTCAATCACAGCTCTTCGTCCGTTAATAATAACAATAGTTCCGGTTTTTAAATTAGCAGCTTCTGCGTCTTCAATACTGTCAAATTCTTTTACACTATCTTCTTTAAACTCTGTAGTTGTAGTATCAAAGATAATACCTTTTTCAGTTCTTTGTTCAATCAAACTTAATGCGTGTGCTTTAGCTTCAGCTAGTGCTTCTTCGTTTGTTTTCTTTTTGGTAATCAACTCGTTGTACTTAGAGGCAAAAGCGACTTTAGCTTTCTCTTGATCTGTAGCGTCTAAGTCAGAAAACTTAGGATTTTCCGCAAGCTGAATACCAGCAAGACGCAAGTCTTCTCCACGTATTCTTGCTTCGCCTTTTAATTCTACAGATTCTACAGGAAGATTAATGATGCTGTTGGGGTTCTGAGGATCACGGTAAGCTTTACGCTCATCTCCGTCTACAGTAATGTCACCACCCCAGACTACGGTACCGTCTGGCAGCACGTACTGTTTCATGTTGGACGTAGAAATCTGTGGTCCTTTTTTTCCTTCAACAACTAGATTCTTAGCGCCTTGGTCAGTAATTACACCTAACTCTAGCAACTCAGCAGCTTCATTAGAAACGTCAGTATTCAGTGACTTCAAGTTTTTAACAAGTTCTGTTGTCTGTCTTTCGTTGATAGCTTCTGTAGCCATTTTAGATATTAAGCTAGAGGGAACATTTTCTAGTTGGCCTTCTTTTATTGCCTTGCCAAACGTAGTCTCAGATAAATCAGCCGCAGTAACAAACGCTTCTAATCCCGCCTGCCCTTGTTCTGCTGCTGCTTTTGCCTGTCTAGCGTTAGATAACACGGAACCAATTTGAGCGTCTGTATACAATCCACGCTCTACGTCTGTTGCTATGCTGTCTAAACCCTCAGCTTTAAGTTGGTCAACGACGTACTCTTTATTAGCTTTTTGTTTGACCATTTTTTGAGTTTCAATTGTTCCTCTAAGAGCAGAAGATGGATCTTTATATTGGCCTGAAACTAAACCACGCACACCGGTAGCTGCTTCTTCTGGAGATAGTCCAGCTTTTGCTGCCAATTGATTGTAAGCAGTTAAGTTTTGTCCTGCAGTTAAGTTTTGTTTTGCTTGTTCAGCACCCTGTCGATACAGTTGAGCAAGCTGAGTATTTCCTGCTGATTCAGCCTGTTGTGCTTTTTGAAGTAACATTCCGGGGTTTATTGTTCCCGCAGTAGTGTACTGGCTAATAGCTTGTTGCGCTTGTTGAAGTTCTTCTGTTCGTCGGCGTCTCTCTTGCCTTCTCTCAAGAGCACCAGCAACACCACTGAACATACCTCCGACACCCCGGCCAAGCTGCTGGTAGGCTTGAGCAATATTCTGCCCACCTGCAAGGCCACTCTGAGCCAGCATACCGCCTATGTTAGATCCTCTAGCCATTTTTCAATCCTCTTAAATCAGCTTGGAGTAGTCAACTGTCAGGTAACCGTGGTCACCACGAGTCACTGCGTCTGGAATTACTTGCTGTACTTCTTGAGCAATAACCCCGTAAGTTGGCGTATTGCCTGCAAGCTCTTGACCTTTTTCAGTCCAATCCCAAGTGTACAGATTTATTCCGTTAGGCAGTTTGCCCAAAGGTTGTACATTTGTTTTTAGGCTAATGTCTGAAAGCCCAATAAGAGCTGAAAGAATATCAGTAGCGCCACCTGTGACACCACTAAGTAGTCCACCACTAGCACCCATCAGACCTGTGTACAAGTTTGCAAGTCCTGCCTGCTGTCCTGCCTGTGCTGACAAGTTAGCAATTGCTGCCTCAAGTGCAAGCTCGTTTGCCTGACGTCCTGAGATGTCAACCAGAGACGCAACGTTGAGTGCGGGGGAGAACGCTGACAACATAGCTGCCTGCGGTATATAAGCGCCCTGAAGCGCACCCAAGCCCATCTGTTGCTGTGCAGCCTCAAGTCCCTGCTGCTGTGCCGTAAGACCAGCGCCTAGGCCTGTAAACTGTGCCCCAAGAGCCGCCTGTTGCTGTTGTTCAGCCAGTGCTTGTTGGATAGCTGCCAGAGATGCCCTGTTCTGGGCTTCTTCTTGCGCCTGTGCTAAAGCAAACTGTTCTGGTGTCCCACCAAACATAGCCGTTTGTACACCGCCTCGACCTTGAGAAAACAAACGCTCTTCTAATGCAAGCCTCTGTCTTTCTTCTTCACCAATCTGTGTAGCCCTAATGCGGTCGTACACATCTTGTTCTCTAGCACCCATAGGCATACCAACTTGGCCCATGAACTGCCCACCAAGGCCCATCGCCTGTTCAGCAGCAGTTCCTAGTTGACCAACACCTGCTGGTGTAGCGCCAAACCGTGACAAAGCTGCAGACTCAAGAGCCGTTTGAATATCTTGTCCAGCTTGAGACAGCTCGTACCCAGTGCCACCTGCTCCTGCCGAAATACGGCCTGACGGACCAGTTACAGTAAACGGTTGAAAACTGGCACCGGGAGCGCCAATCTGCGGAAGAGGCGTAGTATAGGTGGCCTTAATTTCTGGAGGCAGATCACCGTAAATGTCTTGTGATACGTCACCTAACAGATCAGATAGAATACCCATTAGTAAGTACCTCTTTTGTTGCTTTTATTAATAATCATATCGTTTTACCTACGAGTGCTAATACATTCATTTCCTGTATGGACAGTGCGTAACCGTTGATGTCTGTCTCAAGACCTACGCTAACTACTGAGCCGTAGCCTGTAGTGTTCAGCGAGTTTCTGCTCAAGGTAATGCCCTCTTCAGAGTACTCAGCAATGTTGTACTCAGACTGCCCAAAGAAGCCCGGAATAGCACTACTGGTTCTAAACGTGCTACTGCTGGCTGATGTTGAAAAGTCGTAAGCCCACTTGAGGAATATGTCTGAGTTGTTTCCTCCAATCAAAGTAGGTCTAATCTTTTTCAGCATCTTGATTCGTGCTGGATCACCAAAGGTAAGGCCGGGGCTAAAGTACCTAAAGCGATAAGAGCTACCGTTATCTAAGTAATTTTCGTACTTACCTACACCAGCGGTTGTACCAATGTATATGTCACCGTTCCTGTCCCTGTGGAAACTCTTAAAGTTGACACTAGGCCAGCGTGTTACCCTGTACGAGCCGTTGTCCAACAAACCCCTAACGTCAAAACAATACACTAGGTTGAGGTCTGGAAAACACAACAGGTAAAAGTAGTTCTCAGGGCTGTACACAGAGCTAACAGGTTCAGACTTAGCCAAAGTGTTAGCAATAATTTCCTGCTTGATGTTTCTGCTCAAGTCTGTAATAGGTAGAGACTTTTCTTGTATGGTTCTGCCGAGGCTACGCAAGCCTGTCTGAGTCAAGAAGATCAAGTCAGTACCAATGTTCTGTACGCTCTTACGGTCTACACAGCCAACACCCGGAATAGCATCACGTATCTCCATAGATGCGGGGCTTTCTGCGTTAGCGTACACAAGCGTGTTGTTCTCACCAAAAATAATCAACAGCCCGTTGTGTGCCGCAATAGCTACAACTTTGTCAAACCCGTTAGGCCACGCCTTAGATACATCAATAGAACCACTAGATCCACCAGAGAAGTCGTGACCAATTAACAGGTCAGACCAGTAGACAATGTTGTCATTACTAGCGTTACCTACGCACCACACTCGTCCGTAAGCTGCAATGGCTTCGTTAGCGTACTGTGCAGAAGTTACAGATGCACCAGCAACACTGGACATCTTAGTCACTGCACCTAAACTGTTGCTGTACACCAGAGGCTCGTAGCCCCGTTGAAAGAAGTAAGCGTGATCGTTAAAGTTAAATATCTTCCAATCGTTATCAGTAATCGTGTACGACCCCGGAGTAGCGTCAACCAGAGTAGTTGTGCCTGTCATAATCTTGTTGTTACCAGTACTAAAGATAACTTCGTTACCTGCACTGTCGTAAAACTCGTGTATATTGTGCAGGTAGTCAACACCTAAAACAGTGTTGTCTGTGGTAACAACAGCATTACCCTTACGTGAAGCCAACCGACCACGCCTGTCAATGATT